CACGATGCCACCGGAGAGGGTGGTAGCGGCTCCATCCTCATCTCGGAGAGTTGCCTTCCATGTAGTGCTCTGGGTCCGGTCACCGTACCAGTGAGCCACGTGGCCAGCCTTTTCGGCATAGAAGCAGGGCTCATGGTTCCAATGGTAGTCAGCATGGCCGAGGACAAAGCTGTTTTTCACCCAGATGATGTACTGCTTCTCTACAAGACCGGCGGCGGTCAGAGCGTCATCAAAATCTCGCCGGGTGCTGCTCGCGTGCCAAATGTAGAAAGCTGCCTCATCCGTGGTGTGTTTCACATAGTTCTTGAAGGCCGGGATCAGCAGCGTGTTCAAAAGGTCGTCGCCGGTCAGGGTGTCATTCATGATTCCATCGTCAAACCGGCCGCTGGAGCTGATATAAGACACCCCATAAGGCGGGTCGGTGTTAACGAGCTCCGCCTTTTCTCCCTGCATGAGCCGCTCCACCGTGGCCTCGTCCGTGGCGTCGCCGCAAATCAGGCGGTGAGCTCCAAGATGCCAGACGTCTCCAGCCTGGGTAACGGCAGGGCCGTCCGCCTCCTCGGCAGCATCAGCTTGGTCATCCTCGACTTCTTCAGCAACACCGTCTGCCTTATCCAGGGCGGCGATGATGTCGTTAATGTCCTCGTCACAGAAGCCGGTAAGCTCCAGAGGGACATCGTCCCCGATCTCCTTGATCAGATCCACCAGGCGCTCATTGTCGATGGTGGAGAGCTCCGCCAGGCGGTTGTCGGCAATCAGGTCAGACCATTCCTCGGCCTCGGTGGCATACTCCTGGTAATCAGCCGGTACCTGTTTCCAGCCCTTGCGCTGCGCCGCCAACAGGCGGCCGTGGCCTTTGGTGATGAAGCCGCTGCGCTTGCTGATGGTGATGGGCTGCCGCCAACCCGTGGCCTGGATGATATTGCCCAGAACATCCGCCTGCTGCTCGGTGTGCTGGTTCGGGTTCCTGGGGTTCGGCACCGCCTCCTCGATGGCGATCAGCGCATCGTGGGAGCAGAACACGGGGATGCCGTCAGAAGTGACGGCCCGCGGCTCTGCCTGGGTGGTGTAATTCAGCTTTGCGGGCGGCTCTTTCGGTTTACGTTTTGCCATTTATTCAATCCTCCATCTTATCATTTTAGCACTCTCAAAGTGCCCTGTCAGTGCCCGCTTTTTGACCTGCGGGGCTTTAAAGTCAAGTCAGTCGATGCGGAGCCCGTCAATTCCGAAAATGAGGGCTGTCAGGTGCTTCATGGCAATGCTGATGTCCCGGTATATAGTCCTCCGCTCGATGCCGAAGGCATCAGCTATTTCCTGGGGCTTCATTTTGGATTCGTTAATGTAGCTGGCCATCACCACCTTATAGCGGCGGATGTCCTCGTCTGTGCCGTTCAGATCACAGTCGATGCGGTAGTATTCCAGCATCTTGTCGATGTGGCGAAGGATGATGGCGGTGCGCTCCTGGCTACGCTTAATGCTCTCGATATACATACCATCGTTGTAGCTGTACTCGTCCAGCTCATCCAGGATATTAATTGCGTTCTCGGTCGGACGCTTTCCGTCGACCTTCTTAGTGGAGTTGACTCCCTCGTTGACATGCGCCCGGAAGCGGCGGTAGTTCTTCAGGAGGAGGCGAGTATTATGGAGCCGCCGGTCATATCGGCCCTTTTTGGCTTGGCGCCTCTGGTCCTCAATGTACTCTGCCCCCGCTTTTACACCGGCCTCCACTCCCTGCTGGATGGCCTGCTCCATGATTCTGGAAGCGATGTTGGCATACATAAAGCCGGCAGCCCCTGCGTTCTCTGTGCTCTTCATTGCGCTCCTCCTTGAAACTGGTCTCTTGCCCCTGACGGCCCGCACAGCGGGGCTGTGCGGGCGCTTACGGCTGGGGTGGGGTCATTCCCCCAGCCGCTCACTTAGGGGCGTCAGTGCCGCCGACAGCCCCGGATATGCCCATGATTTTGCACCACTTGCGATCCGCCGCTTGGGCCTCCTTCATAGCGGCATCAGCTTTTCTGATGACTGAGTCGGGAATATCAATCAGACGCTTTCCCTCATAGGGTGCCAGCAGGTCAATGTACTCCTGGCGTTTTTGGCAGGAATAGGCAGATACCTGATCTGCCTCTGCGGCCTTCTTTTCCTCTCGCTTCAGCTCCACATCCGACAGCACCCGTGTGATATAATAATCTCCGCTGGAACCGCAATAGAACTTGAGTTGTTCTATGACGAAAAGCAGCTCTGCCTTGGTGCAGTCCTTCAGCGTCATGGATCGTCCTCCAGCCCCATCTGCCGAAGCCGCTCCTGGCGGAGCTTCTCTGCCTGGGCGCTCCGTGCCTTGGCAATTTCGGTGTTGTGCTCATCACAGAGATCCGTGTCTGGGCCCACATGGTTGGCGCAAGCATCACACATCGGGCGGTCACAGGTGTTCAGCTTGGGCACCCACTCCTTCAGCACCCGGCGACCGTTCAGCATTCCGTAAATGGGCTCCATGTCCCGGTGATCACACAGCTTGGTGGATGGCCTGCCGCATTTGTAGCAGGGCGGGGGCTTGGGTTTCCCCCGGCCCCTGCTGCACATGAAGCCTACCGCCCTCCCTTTGTTAAAAATCGGTTCACACGGCATTCTGCTTACCTCCAATTGTCATTTGTTCCATAGGTCTGGCGGGCGGCTCCTGCACGGAGATCACCTGAACGTCGCCGTACCGCTCGCAGTACATGGCGAGATCCTCTTTGATGCCGATGGCTTGGCCGGGCGGGGCATTGACCTGAAACGTGATGATATAGCTCATGCCCTCTCCTCCGGCTTGCGGCGGTAGGCAAGCCACCTTTCGTTGTAGTTGGCAAACCACTTTATAAGACGACTGTTACACCCCGCCCGGACGAATGTAATGTTTGCTTCACTGACTGTTTCCACTATGGCCCAACATGCAATGGTTGTTTTCTTCTGGACAGCAGAGTATGTGTGCAACCACACCGGCTCCCCAACCATTTCCTGCAGATCTTCCGGCATCAGGGGGTCATTGGGTGACTCGTTGAGGATCTGCTCAAGCAAATGCCTCATATTGTGAACCTTTTCCTCATAGGTGAAAGCGATATCAGGGTCAAGCTCTGGGTTGAACCGCAAAGAGTTGGCTGCTGCAGCAAGAGCCCGCATGGTTTCAATTGTTAATTCCTTATTGATTATGCAGTTCATCATCTGCATGGTTCACAGCTCCTTCCAAATTCCAAAGGCCCTGCCGTCCTTTTATCGGGACGGGAGTAATCATTTTCACGTTAGCAATCTCCCAGGCGTACCGCCCGGGGGTCCAGTTGCCAAGGGCACGTTCCGCCTCATCCACTGTGCCGTATGGAGCTGTGATTTTGTGGCACTCAATCAAATTTGCGGTTGCCACGATGGCTCCAGTCGGAAGCTCATTCAGAAGCCCCATAATATCCTCAATAGGCGTGTAGTCTGAGAAGGCTTTCGTCAAAACGGCCAGAAATTGCTCCTTCGCGTCATGGTCAGGATGATACGTCCACTCCGACATCGGGAAGGTCTTTTTGAGCACCTGCGGAATACTGAGTGTGGCAGCATGGATGGCGATAGGCCCGCGATAGGAGGTTGCCCACGACCGGGTTTCAAACCGCTTCGCGCCGCAGGCCAGCAGAGAGGCCCACGGTTGCCAGATGGTGAGTGCTTTCATCCTAACCACTCCTTCCATCCTTTTTTCTCGGCCATCTGATCCAAGTCGGCTTGGGCGGCCTCAGCAGTACTCCGCCACGGAACAGCGGCCACTCCTTTCCAGCCAACGTCCCCCTGCTTTTCTGCCCGCTGATACCGGGCCTTGTAGGTGTTGGAGCCAATGCCAGACATCACCTGATACTTCCAGCCCCGGTCATCGATGTATTTCTTCATTCGGTTTCCTCCCGGTCTTTCTCAAATTTCATGAAGCACCCCCAGAACGTTTTAGAGTTTCTTCCACTGTGGTGCCCAAAGAGCGGTTTTTGTCCGATAGCTGCCCACACCTTGCTTGCGGGTATGTCGTATTCTGACCATTTGAAGATCAACACACCGTCCGGCTTTAGAACACGCATACACTCGGCAAAGCCATCATGGAGCATCTGGGGCCAGGTGGCATCCAGCTTCCCATATTTCTTGACCAGCCATGCGGTTTCTTTTGCCCCGGTCAGATGGGGCGGATCAAATATCACCAGCGGGAAAGAATTGTCCGGGAACGGTAGCGCCGTAAAGTCGCACATGATATCCGGATCAATATTCAAAGTGCAATTTCCAGCATTTTTCCACAGGTGTTGATACTTTTCCCGGCGCTTATCGCAGAATAATGCCGCTGGGTGATTTTTATCGAACCAGATCGTGCGGGCCCCACAGGTCACATCAAGTATTTTCTTGTCCATGTTTATCCAGCCTTTTCACCTTTCAGCCGTTCCTTGGCGTGGAGAACAGCATATTTCCGCTGGGCCTGCTTCTTTCGTATGGCCCGACACTTCATGCAGTAAGTCTGCTTGTGACGCTCCAGGAATTCCCCGCCGCAGGCTCTGCAGTATTGCGGACGAATCCGCTGGAATTTGTCGCAGCTATCACAATCAGAGCATTTCATCAGGCAGCCGCGGGTGTTGTCCCAATGCTGGCACATATCCCTCTGCCAATACTCGCCCCATTCCATGGAGTTGCGCATAGCCAAGAGGAGACCGCACAGCTTCGCCACTTCTTTCTTGACGGACTCTTTGTGCTTACAGTGCTTTACGGTAGGCTCCGGGGCCCCAGCTCCCCAGGGCCCGTCGCCCAGCATGGCCCTGACCTTATCGGCGTTCTCTGTCTGGTATTTCTGGTAGACCACGCCACGAACCGCTTTTTCGGAGCGGCCGCCGCAGGCGTCCCCGATCATGGTGTAGCTGTAACCCTGGCGGATCATGTCGGCCATTATCTGGAGATCCTCGTCAGACCAAGGATGGGAAGACGTTTCCCGGACGGGGCGCTCCTTCAGGCCCAGGTCGATACGCCGACGCT